GGACCCGCTGTCGCGATAGGGCTTCTCTCCGCTTGCATCCGACGCCACACGATAGACCTTGCTTCCATGCGTGATCGTATCGCCCTGCTCTGGCACAATCTGTCTGCCGTTCAAGACCAGATCAGTCGCCGTCACCAGCCAGTCCTTTGTGCTGTAGCCGACGATGATCCCCTGGTCTAGCTGTGCAATCGCAGAATCCCCCGCAGTCGCCTGAATGGTGACCGAGGAGGAACCACGTTGGTACACGACGGCCTGGCTGACAGACGCCTTGTGGACGCCTGCCAGCCAAGACTCAGCCGACAGCAGAAGGTCGCTCATTAGTTGCGGTGCAGGATTTCCCAATTGCACACATCGAGACGGCAACTGTTGCTGCCGCTCGTGGTCGACCATTGACCGCTGATCGCCGCAACAATCGTCGCGGTGGTGTTCACGCTGGTAGACGCCAGCTTGAACGGCTTCGAGGTGACAGTCCCCTCGGCCCCCAAAATCTGATGCCCACACGCCACGATGGTTCCAGAGCTGCCGGTCGTTCGCACCACAATGTCAGCTTCCAGGTAGAAGATGTCATTGTTGACGGCGTCAATTGCGCCAGTGGTCGCAACCACGGTAGATCCAAGCTTGATCTTGACGGTCAGCGTATCGGCCGCGTTGGTCGCAGTGGCAATCCCTTGTGCTCGAAGGCGAATCACATCACCTTCCCGCAACGTGTTCAGGGCCAGCGTCAGCTCCGAATTTGAAAAGTTTGTTTCGGTGCTGCTGGCGGTCAAAGCCGTCGACGCAGCCACCGCCACACCGGCCACCTGAGCACTCCCGTCGGTCTCATTGATGGTGACATCCACCGTCGTGTCCGAGAGCGCAGCCGCCGCAACCACCTTTCCGGCAGCCAGTCCAAGGGCCGGATCTGTGGTCACCCTGTCGTTCACGGTGTCGTAGTACACCATCTGGCCGACCGCCATTGCATTCCCGGCCGAGGTGGCCTTTGTGAAGCGGAACACGCCCTCGATGGTCAGGCTGCCCAACGCATTCGCAGCGATGTCAGTCTTGACCACCCCGAGCAGTCCGTTCTGGACCACCACATCTCCCGCCGTCTTGGCAGTGGTCGGGGTGTAGTCAATCGCACACCCTTCCTGCCGAAAAGTCGCACCCATCGTAGAATCTCCTTGTGGATCAGATTGGAATCAGGAACTTAGGCAGCGCCCTTCGACTTCACACCGGCAACGTATTCCGCCTTGTCCACACCGAAGTCGTGGTAGCCACGGAATTGGATGCCGAGGGTGTTGAAGTCCGCATCCGCCGATTCCACGACGGGAGACTGCTGACCATTGAGGAACGACACCACCATCGCAGCGTAGACCGAGGTGGCCCGGAACAAGTACCACGCCGTCGCCGAGTTGCCGGTGAATCCCGACTCCGACAACTGCGAGACAATCACGGGGCGATACTTGTTGACGTAGATGTTGGCGTTCGGCGTCGGGCTCGAACCACCAGTCAGGTTGCTCGACGTGTAGAGCTGCTGGGCAATCGCCTCCAGCTCGGGAGGAACCAGCAGAATGACCGGTTCGCCACCGATCCGCTTGGCACCGTCGGCCTCGGCCGACTTCATCGTGCGGAACGCCTTGATCCCCAACCCGAGACCGACACCGTCAAGCCCCAGATTGGTCGTCGCACCGCTGATGAAGTTCCCGCGACCCGAGGTGAAGAACGCCGAGTTGTCCAAGAACGTCGACCAGAAGATGTCACGCATCTTCATTGCAGCACCAGCACCGAGACGAGTCCGCAGATCATCGAAGGCCCCGAGGTCATCGTTGATGATGTCCTCACGGGTCAACGCAAACATCTTGGCGTAGGTCTTGGCCTGCCGCTCGTAGCTCTCCTGCGAGACACTTCCGTGCTTGATCTCGCCACCAGGCCCAAGCGGCTCGTACTCCATGTTGTCGAGCAGGCGGTACGTGGTGACCTTCTTGAAATCACGCACGGTCTTGATCGTGCTGACCTCACGCCACGTGTTGTCCTGCTCTTCGTATCCAGCGACCAGCTCCTTCGTCGCCACGTTGCTGAGGATGTTCGAGACCGACACGCCCAGCGTCGAGAACGAGTTGGCATGCACGTCCGGCATCGCCAGCTTCAGCACCTGCCGCAGGTTGCCGCTATGCACTCGTTGGCCAGCGTTGATCGGCATTCCATTGGCCGACGCCGCCATCAGCAAAACCTGCTGAATGCCAATGTTTTTGTAGTTCTTTTCGGCCGCCTCCAGAACTTCGGGCTTGTAGTGCTTCTCAACGTTGGGCATTCCCATCGTCAAGGCCAACCCCGCCTCGATGACCGTCGGGCTCATCTCATCCCGCTTGCTGACGTGAATCGCCGGTCCCTCGTGGGAAGCGCCGGCCCGCACAAGATCGAGCTTGACGCCGGACACGGCACGAACCGACTCCACTTCGAACTTGGCTGGATTCCACTTCTCGCGGATGGCCTTCGCCTTCATCTCGCGATGCTGCTTGAGAGCAGTCGCCTTGATCTCCGCGAACTTCGAAGCGGGAACCTCCCCCTCGTACTCGGCGAACGACGCTTCGAGATCATTGAGATGCTCGGCGGCGGCAGCCTTGATGTCGCCCACATCGAAGTCGGTCGCCTCGACGACCTTCTCCTCGCTCGCCGAGGCAGTGATCTCCTCCTGAAACTTCGCCTGCAGCCTCTCTCGCTGCACATCGGTCAGGGACTCGGCATCGAATCCCATCGCCTCGACCCATTTGTCGAACGGCATGTTTGCACCTTTCACGTGCGAAAATTCGACTGCCGAGGCAGCCAACTGAACCGTGGTGTTCTCGTCCGCTCCATGCGGAAGGAACGCCACCCCATACAGACGACTCTTACGGGCGACATACACCGGTCCTTGAATGGATTGACCATTCACCATGACCGTACGACCCTCTGGAATTTCCTCGACCTTCAATGGCTTGGCCTCGATGCTGGCCTGCCACGGGAAACCATTCTTGGCGGAGTCGACAAACTCAGTCGCCGACTGCGAGACGGCACTGACCTCGCCGCTCAATCGCAGTGTCTTGCCGTTGTTCTCGACCGTGCCCACATGTCCGACCAAGTGGTCTTTCTTGTGGTGCAGGTTGGCGATGACCGACTTCCCCTGCTCGAGACCAGACAGATCCAACACGATTGGCAGGTCGTATCCACCGACAGTCAGCGGGCCGCCGTTGTAGGCGACCACGTCGAACTTGGGGCGTTTGCCCTCGCCGACACTCGCGTCGACGGTTGACTGCTCGGCCTGAATCACGATGTTCTGCAAGGTCTTCATTCACCACCATCCATCTGTCGAACCCTGGCCTGCGACCACGTCTTGCCCGCGTCCCCGCCCCACAACTGCCAAGCCACCCAGCCTGGTTTTTCTTTGCCCTTGGCATTCCAGCCGGGTGACCGACTCGCCTTATCGTGCCGAGCAAACCATGCCGCCATCTCGCGGACGTGGGCCTCAGTCAGCGATGTCCTCGATGCAATCTTGCGTGCTCTCGCGACAGTCTCGGGCTTCAGCCCACTGCCAGACCGCCCCGCCGCATGCAGCTTCAAGCCCGACTTCGCAGCAGCAGCCATGCCAGCCGTGGGGCGAAGGTCGACCGCCGCCGCCGTCACGTCTTCCGTGGGGGCGGACTGCTGCTCTTGCCGCTGCATGTTGGCCATGTTCTGCGTGACGATGGCAAACTGGTTCATCCGCAGAGTATCACGCATCTCATCGACCGAGACGCCGTAGTCGTTGGCCATCTCCTCGACATGGTCCTCGAAGTCCAACCCCTGCTCGGCATAGACCTGCGAGAGTGTGGTCGAGCCGTTCTTCAGACGCTTGTCGGTGGCATTGGCTTCGCTCTCAGGATCGCCAATAGGATGATGGGGCCAGTCCCAAGAATGACGTGCAGCCAGTGTGGCATCAAAGCCCCAACCGTAGACGAGGATCGCACGCTCAAACCACCGCTCGAACAGCGGATCAAGAACCGTGTCCTCACAGTCCGACCGCTCCAAGTCGATTGTCAGGAAGTAGGTGCCGTGGTCGAGCTTCCCGGAGGCGAAGTTGTACCCCGAGGAGTTGCACATCGCGAGATTCTGGGGGATCGACTTCGGCCGAGCCATCTCGTTGACCTGAGCCGCATGAAAGGCCTCGTAGGTTGCCCCAGGGTGTTCGGATTTCATCTGGCTGACATCCCACCCCATTGGGAGGGCGGTCATCATTCTTTTGTCGAAGTCCAGCGTGTCCATCGGACGGACTTCGTCGGCACCGTCCGGGGTCAGATTCGTGTGGATGATCGCCGCGTAGTCCGCCGCAGTCTCGGCCGCCGCCAGAGTTGCCTCACGCCATCGCCGTGAACTCGCACCGACATTCAGAGTCGACCGGAACTCGGGCACGCCGCGATGCTGGCCCGGTCGACGCATCATGAACCAATGAAGCATCCACTTCGCCGGGATCTCCTCGAACTCGGTGCCAGACCACGCGAACTGGCCTCCCGGGTGATGTTTCAGCACGTCGTAGCTGATCGGGTTGCCGAACTGGTCGTAGCGGATGCCGTCGATGTATCCCGCAGTGTAGGGAATGATTCTCGGGCTGGTGACC